ATAGAGGTTATCTTCTACGGCTTCCTCGGTGATAGAGAAGGCCAAAGCAATAGTCTCATGCGTGTATCGTGCAGTGTAGGTTTCTTGCGCGTCGTCAAAGGAAATGGCACCACCTTCAGACTTAACTGGGGCTGTGCTGAATCCAGACAACATTACTTCTTCTTCGAAGGCTCGGTCTGAACTTTCTTCGTCGAAGATTTCCGCATGCTCTCGATCGTATCGATCATATTCCAACCCGAACAGAGCATTTAATCCGGGTTCTAGCTCTTTAGCTAGTTGGGCTCTTGAAATCGCCATGAGTTATCCCCTTAGATGCCTGTTGAGTCCGCAGTAGTCTGTGAATCAGAGCTTGATGCGGGTGAGTTGAAGTGGAAGTTGAAACGAACTACGAAGTTAGTACCAGCCGCATCGTAATCAAGGTTTGCGATATCAGTCGAAAGACCAACAATTCGCATCGCAAGAGTAGCTGTAGTAGCAGCGGTGCTGATATCCAGCTCTGCGGTTGAGTTACCGGTGTTCGTTGAACCAGAGGTTGCGTTTGCTAGTGAACAATTTTTGAACACGTCAGCAATTGCAGTGGCTCTGTCTGTGACTGAAGCGTCAGCAGCAACCATGAACAACTGATTGGGGTTGTCCGCAACAAAAGCCTTGATAGGAAAGTTCGTATCAACACTTACGCTGCCTGAACCAGGCCAATAGTTTTTGAAGACAGTTTTTTTGCTAGAGCTGTCTACATACTCTACACCCATCAGGACGCCAAGGAACGGAACCGTGCCACCGTTGGCAGCGCCAACGATATCAATGAATCCACCTGAAGTTGGGATTACAGGCGAGTATTGATAAATGACATTGGTTTCGTTTGTAGCAATTTCGTACTGAGTGACACCAGTCGAATTTACGCTAGCTCCATTGAGCCCGATAGGACGAAGACCGAAGGCTGTGTCTTGGTTAGCCATCTTTCTTTTCTCCTAGTTTTGGTCTACTTCTGTTGACCACCAAATGTTATACGAGATTGTCGCTCCGGAGAGTTGATTCTCATAGTTGAATGCGAATTTTCACGTAACATGTCCGTATCAACTGCTTCCATTTGATCGCTACTGCGTTGTTTATAGTAAGCGTTTCTTTCTTCAACAGTTTCCAACGGAATACGTGCAAGAAGTAATCCTCCTACCCCAAAAACGCCTTCATACCGGCCAGAGTCCATGACAGGAGCTTCGAAATCTGGATACTCATCCTTTCGGACAAGTTCGTAACCCTCTCTGAGTCGTGCAGATAAGTTCTGCCTGTCATCGTACCCTCGCACTTCTGCTCTGATCCAACGGTGCTTAAAGCCCTCGGGAGCTGGTGGCGCGTCTAATTTTGAAGGAGGAGCCCACGGCTTTCGCCTCGCCGTAGTGCTTCTTGTAGATTTGGCGCGGGAAGTCTTTTTTATTGCTGCCATTTCTTCGTTGAGTTCTGACATTTCAACTCCTCACGTATTTTGCGTATTCTTCGAGTGGCACACCTAATCTCTTTGCTATGGTAACCTGGCTTGGTGTGAGTTTAACCTTTTTACCGCGCCCTCCTGTGCTGGTTCGAGACGCCGAGGCAACCGTTTGGGCGGGCCGCTTGCTCGACTGTGTTTGTTCCCCCAACTTATTGGGGAACTCGTCTCTCATCCGTTGATCCAATTCATTATAGTAATCATCAGATTTTGGGTCAAACCCCTCATCTTCGATTAATTGTTTGTGAATTCCAAAGGCCGCAAACGTCATTGCGTGGTCTTCGCCGAACCATTTATTCCTCTCTGCCCACTCTTCTGCCTTTTCATCAGGCTGTGGTTGAGGCTGTACCTGTTGCTGAACAGGTTGTTGATATTGCGTTTGCGAAATTTGCTGCTGAGAAGCCAGGGCTTGAGCTGCTTGTCGCTCCCTGTTTTGTTTAGCTTGGGAGTGCTTATCTGCTGCTATGGCTAAACTGCTCAGACGTTTCTGGGCCTCGATGGCGGCTTCCGAATCGCCCATATCCAGCGCCTGCTTAAGAGCTGCTTCGGCATTTTTCTGCTCGATATTGACCCTATAGCCATACTCGTCAATATAACTTTTATCTAAATTTTGTAGCCTTTGGCGAAGGTTTTCTGCTTCGGACTGTACGTTTTGAGCGTAACGAATAGCTTCTTCTCGTTGTCTTTCAGCCTCCCGAGATTTTTTCGTCAACTGGTTAATTCGTTTCTGTACAGATTTACTATACTGCTCGTGTTCGTCGTCTTCCTCTTGCGCCGTTTCCGCCACTTGTTCCTGGCTTTCTGGTTCGGCTTCTGCTGTCTCAATTTCTACCTCTTGTGCCTCTTCGGTGAAGTTGAGGGGAACTTGGCCGTCGTCGGCCTCATGAGCTTTGGTCTGTGTTTCAGACATTTGCGACCTCCTTAGTTATGGAAAAGATCGTTGGGGTCCAGAATAGTGCCTAGAACCTCGTCATCGTTTAGTATGCGTACTTCTGAGCCAAAAGAAGCATCGGATTCATCATTCAATCGAAATCTTGAACCAGCGTATCTAGCGAAAATGACCCAGTCTTTTTCTTGACACCAAGGACCACTGGGGAACTTTTCGGGGTCTTTGTAGGCCAACGGGCCTGCTTTCAAGACATATCCAGCGACAGTTTGTATTTGGCCCTCTTCTACTGTCTTATTAGATAATAGAATGCCACCCGCTGTTTTGTTTGGTGGCCTAAAAGGCAAAATGAGAAGTCTCCAACCGGTGGGGGTGGGCAATCTGTCTAGTATTGATTTGTCGATAAGGGAGGGGTCTAACACGCGTTCGTCAGGGGGGACGTAACATTCCGCCATGCCAACGTCAGTTTTTGCAGATTCAGTCATCTGATAGTTCCTGTCTTTCTAGCATCCGAGAGATTTCTTCATTGATATAGTCGCAGCTCCGCAACTCTCCAATGCACTCACGATATGTCTCCATGTCTTTTACAGCCCCCGACACAAGCACTTCGTGAAGTTGAGCTTTTCGCTCTCGTATGGTCTTTTGCACGTATTGAATAACGTCTATGTCATCCATGCCGTGAGTTTACGCTATGTTATTGTCCTCGATCAATCCCATATTTATCTTTCTTGATATTCGCCAGATCTGATCATTTGACAAATTTCTAAAGCTCTGTCGCCCACTTGGGTAGCCCATTTACTGTCGTAGAATTCATCGCCGGCTTCTTCGAATTTATTCTTTGACATGTGGTCCAAAGCTTTAACAAATCCACGCAATCGAGTCTGTCCTACATTGAAAGACAAGTCTATGAGCGCCTCTTGACGCACAGAATCCAAATCATCGAACCACCAATACTCCGATTCCAGCTCCCGTCGACAACGATCTAAATCGTTTTGTAATAAATAATCGATTTCGTCGTCCGAAAGCCCCAGACCTACGTTTTCATCCAAACAACGTCCAACACCCACTGTTACATACCCAAGGTGATCCTCGTAAGCATGGCTTTTGACGCCCTCATGGCGCTTCAGCATCTCCCTCAGTCGGTAGCTCATCTTTGTCTAGTCCTCTGTAGTATTCAATAATACTGATCGTTTGTCTGATATAGCGTTTGATTTCAGCTATGTTCGTGCTTAGGTTTTCATATCCTTTAGGTGTGAGCCCATAATACGCGTCAACAGGTGCTTTACCAGCCTTCAAATCATCTAAATACACCTGCATTGTCGCAGGTGTTAAAACGCGCCACTCAACAAGCAACGGTGCTATCTGGTTAGGTAAGGGTGGGTGATACACAGGAGCAGGCTTTTGAATCGTTACTACTTCAACCTGTTTGACATCTGGTATGGGTTCAGGCCTGACCAAAGCACAGCTAGTTAAGCTGATTAGGGTCAGTAATAGCGGCAAGTTCCTCATTTACCTTTACCGTTCCTCTATTGATTACCTTTTCGATCAACCCCGGCTTGCGTACCGAAAGCATGTTCAAGTTGTGTCTCGCAAAAGTTTGTCGCATATCTGACACTTCTTTTTCAGCCTGTTTCGCGGCGTTTGACAGTTC